ACAGTAACATCTCTGGCTTGACAAAAATGGAATAGTAGTTTATAATTGAAGTATGTGAGGAGGTGTTATGAAACTACAAGAAATTCAAGCCATGTGGGCCGAAGATTGCAAAGTGGATCAAACCAATCTTGGTCGTGCGGCTGCAAGAGTACCAGAATTACATGCAAAATATTTGAATATGTTAACATCAGTTCGCCTACAATTTCGTAAGGCTGAAGCTGATTATCTTCGCTTGCGCAAGTTGAAGTTTAAATATTATCGTGGTGAATTAACCAAAGAGGAACTAGCTGAACTAGGCTGGGACCAGTATTTAAATAATCGTCCATTAAAGAATGAAATGGATGAAGTCATGACCACAGATGATGACATCATTCAAATCACAGATAAAGTGGAATACATCAAAACGGTTCTATATCAACTAGAGCAGATATTAAAAAGCATCAATAGCAGAACCTGGGATGTGAAGTCTGCCATTGAATGGTATAAATTCACAAACGGTGGCTTGTGAGTACGGTTACGATAAATAAAAAAGATGAAGTTTATCTCCGAGTAGATGCAGAACCTGATGTCTTGTTGGAGATGAATGACTTCTTCACGTTTGCTGTACCTGGCGCACAATTCACACCTCAGTATCGTGCAAAACTTTGGGATGGAAAAATTCGACTATTGAGTTTGTTCACCAAAGAATTGTATGTGGGATTATCTTCTTATGTCGAAGAATTTTGTAAAAGAAACGGCTATGCATTTGTTAACAACTGTCGGCCTGTCTCTGATGTCGGTGATGTTGCTTCGTTTATTTCTTCATTGAACTACCACTCGAATGGCAAGCCAGTAAACATTCGAGAATATCAAGCTGATGCTGTTCATGAAGCAATTAAAACGGGAAGAACACTTCTGTTATCTCCAACAGCAAGTGGTAAAAGCCTTATCATTTACACCTTGGTGCGTTGGCATCAACAACATAATCGTAGGCAGCTCATCATTGTCCCCACCACAAGTCTTGTGGAACAAATGTATGGAGATTTTGCCGACTACGCCACAGGATCCGATTGGAAGGCGTCCGAGAATTGCACTCGCATCTATTCGGGCAAAGAAAAAATCACAAATGTTCCTGTGGTGATTTCCACATGGCAAAGCATCTACAAGATGCCAAAAAGTTTCTTTGAAAACTTTGATGTTGTGTATGGTGATGAATGCCACTTGTTCAAAGCCAAGTCGTTGTCTTCCATCTTACACAAGTGCACCAAGGCACCTTTCAAGATTGGAACAACAGGCACACTTGATGGTACCAAGACACATAGATTAGTGTTGGAAGGATTGTTTGGTGCCGTGTACAAGGTGACAAGCACCAAGAAGTTGATGGATGAAAATCAATTGGCAGACTTGAAAATTCGATGCGTGACATTAGATTACACAGATGAAGAAAAACAATTGTGTAAGAAGTTTAGTTACCAAGAAGAAATTGATTGGTTGGTGACACATCCAAAGCGTAACAAGTTCATTCGTAATCTAGTGTTGGATCAAAAGGGTAACACCTTGGTGTTGTTTCAGTATGTTGAGAAACACGGTGAACCTTTATATGAAATGTTCAATGAAAAAATAGAAGATGGGCGAGAATTATTTTTTGTTCATGGTGGTGTGGAAGCTAAAGACAGAGAACAAGTTCGAGCCATCACTGAACAATCCAAGAACGCCATCATTCTAGCTTCCTACGGTACGTTCTCTACAGGCATAAATATTAGAAACCTCCACAACATTGTGTTTGCTTCACCTACGAAATCTCGTATCAGAAACTTACAAAGTATTGGTCGTGGATTGCGTTTAGGTGAACAAAAAACAAGTTGTAAGTTATATGATATAGGTGACAACTTATCATGGAAGTCGCATAAAAATTACACATTATTGCATCTAATTGAGCGAGTGAAGATATACAATGAAGAAGGATTTGATTATAAACTTCTCACGGTACCTTTAAATGCATAATCTCGAAGATGGATATTTCAAGATTGTAAAATTGAAAACAGGTGAAAACATTCTGTGTAACATGGAACGGGATGTAAAGTCCACGGCCGCTGAGACACATCTTCATTTGAGCATCCCTGTTCAAGTAGTCCCTATGAAAGAAACTAGAAAGGGCAACCATGTAATTGGTGAAAGCTTTATGCTTCGTCCTTGGATGGGATTAAGTGATGGTGAAGAATTTACAATTAGCACCGATGTAGTATTGACCATTGGTGATATGAAGCGTGAAGTGAAAAAACAATATGTCACCTATGTTACACAAGCAAAAGAAAGCCGACAAAAGTTTTTAGAACAAGAAGAACGGTCTGATGCAGCTAATGATTTGCTGCGTGAAGTGAATAATGGTGATGTTCGCATCATTGAAATTGATGATTATCATGGAGAATATTATGGCGAAGAAGAAGGAAGAGAGTAAACATTACATTGACAACAAGCAGTTTCTAGCAGCACTTGTTGAGTATAAAAAAGAAGTGAACCGAGCTAAACGACACAATGAAGAACGTCCTCAGGTTCCAGATTACATTGGTGATTGTTTCATTAAAATTGCTAATCATTTAGCATACAAGAGCAACTTCATCAATTATAGCTTCCGTGAAGATATGATTCTTGATGCCATTGAAAATTGTCTCATCTATATGGACAACTTCGATCCCAAGAAATCAAGCAACCCATTTGCCTACTTCACACAAATCACTTACTATGCATTTTTGCGTAGAATTCAAAAAGAAAAGAAACACCTTCAAACAAAATATCGGTATATTGAATCACTTGATATTGAAGGTATCATTCGTCAAGCTCATGATGAAGGAAGCTATGATAATGGATTCATTAAATATTTGAAACAACAAGCTGATGCTGCTCAATTGGAATTGAGCGAAACCAAGAAAGACAAGAAGATGACCAGAAAGCCAAAGTATCTTCAAAAATTGGAAGATGACATGGTGATTGATGAAACACAACACATTGATGTGTTAAGTGTGGATGAATCTGTTGAAACAGGTGAAATTGAATACGAATAGTTGTTGACAAGCTCCTAAATAGTTATTAGTTTATAATGTGACCTGTGAGGTGTTTATGAGATATTCGGAAATTTTCTATTCGTTTCAAGGTGAAGCTGAACTGGCAGGTACGCCTGCTGTTTGGCTCCGCTTTTTTGGATGTAATTTAAATTGTGAAGGATTTGGACAAAAGAATCCAACTGACCCTTCAACTTATCAACTACCATACAAAGACTTCAATGTGGATTCTGTTAAGACCATTGAAGAACTTCCTGTATGGTCTTTTGGTTGCGACTCATCTTACTCATGGTCACAGCGATATAAGCATTTGGCACATGATGCCTCGGTGTCTGAAGTTGCTGACCGACTGATAGCAGCTAATAAAAACAAACATAATCCAGAAGGCTTGTTCACACATCCAGTCACAGGTCAAGATGTGATGTTGTGCTTCACAGGTGGTGAACCAATGTTACAACAAAAGGCGATGATAGAAATTCTAACTGAATTGTCTATGCGTGGAAATATGCCGAAGATTGTAACCGTGGAAACTAATGCAACAAAGCCTTTGTCTGATGAACTTCGTAGATTCATTGCTACAGACTTCCGAACAATGGGTGGTTATCGTTGGCATTTTTCCATGAGTCCCAAGTTGTTCAATGTGTCAGGTGAAAAAGATGTGGTGATGCCAGAAGTGATTCGTGATTATACATTCAGTATGGCAACTACAATTTTAAAGTTTGTATGTAATGGAACAGAAGAATGTTGGAATGAACTTGACAGAGAAATGGAACGTGTTAGATTTTTATGTAGGCAATTCACACCTCACGTTTGGGTGATGCCAGTTGGCGCCACCAAGGATGCTCAAGAGGATCCTTACATTGGTGATTTGTGTATTGAAGCAATGAATCGTGGTTACAATGTTGCCACACGAAATCATTGTTATGTCTTTGGCAACATTATTGGGAGATAATATGAAATCACAGCAGCGATATAACGCAAACGCCATTCGCAATGCTTTGGGGAAGTGCGACCCGGAGCTTGGACAAAAGGTCCATAAGCATCTTCAATCTCTTGGCGTGGAAACACCTATTATTCAAACAGGTGAATATGCTGACAAGAAGGTGAAGAAGATTGAAAAGCACTTTACAGCCATCATGGAAACTCTTGGCATGGACTTGACTGATGACAGCCTTCAAGATAGTCCCGCTCGTGTATCCAAGATGTTTGTGAATGAGTTGTTCTGGGGATTGGATCCTGCCATGTTCCCGAAGTGTACCGCCATTGAAAACAAGATGGGGTATGATGAAATGGTATTGGAAAAGAACATCACGGTTACTTCATGCTGTGAGCATCACTTCGTCACCATTCATGGTGTAGCTCACGTGGCATATATTCCACGAAAGAAGGTGTTGGGTCTAAGCAAGTTGAATCGTGT